CAACAAGATTTTTTCTCTAAAACAGCAGAAAAAATCAAGGAATTTTTAGGAACTAAAATATTCTTAAAAAAAGTTGCCAATACTGTTAAAAATTAATAAATTATAAATACTATTTTTAATTTATTATATCTAAGAAATATACATTTATTTAAACACTATATTAAATTTTGAATTAAAACACCTGCGAATTGTATTACCAAAATAAGTAATAATACAAAAATAAAATAATTAACGAAAATTTTAGTTTTAGGAATCAATTTTATAATATCCTCGTCGGGAAGCATATTCAATATAAGTATTTTATTTTTAAATATTTATTTCAATTGTTGTTGTATATATTGAGTTAATTTTACTACTTCAAGTTTTAATTGTTCATTTTCATCATTTAGATCTCTGTTTTGTTCTTGTAATTGTTCAATTGTATCATGTAAGTCCTTTGTTTCATTAAATAACCTTTCTTCTTTTGAAAGAAGTTTCCAAAATATAGTTTCAAACATAGGTTCATCCGAAACAGTAGATGTTTCACTGACATCTCCGTCATTGTAGTGGTATCTTTGAACAGACCATTTAAATTGGCCATTTGCTAATTGAATATATTTAGGATGTATTGCTTCAAGAGTTCCTCCTAATCTAAAAACTTGTTTTCTTGGAGCATCTTTACTTAATGTAACATACCTAACATGAGTCTTAAGAGGAATATCTTCTACGCTATCAACTCTTTCATAATTAAGCAATTTCTCAAGCATATCTTTTTTGTTTTGAATACTATCTTGGTATGTTCCTGTTTCAGGCCTTACATAATTAGTTTTAGATAATGGAACAAAATTATTATTATTCATTTGGTTTATATATATATATTGTTTTCATTTTAAATAATTATACATGTTTCAACTCATATATGTTTTATTTTACAAAACACTTTTATTATTTAATATCTAAGTAATGTTGCTAAAATTAATATGTACTTATAGTATAAAATGGGTCTAGGTTATCTAACATTAGCAACTAAAAGTGAACAAGATAAATACCTAACTGGTAATCCCCAGTTTACTTTTTTTAAGGGTGTTTATAAAAAACATACTAACTTTGCTACCGATTATCAATATGTAAATTTAATCGGTGACACAAATAATTCTTTAGGAAAAAAATTATATTTAGAAGTTCCTAAAAATGGAGATTTACTCCACAGAGCTTATCTTGCTATTAACGTCACAGGTTCAGATAAACTTAAAAATGTTGTTCCTATCGCATATTCATTAATAGAATATATTGATTTATTTATTGGCGGACAAAGAGTTGATAGGCATTATGGTTCATGGTTGAGAATATGGCATGAATTAAATGCTACATCTGAAAAACAATTAGCTTTATCAGAAATGATAAGCATACATCATAATGAAAATAGTAAACTATTACATATTCCACTTAGATTTTGGTTTAATAATAATATTGGTTCGGCATTACCACTAATAGCTCTTCAATACAATGATGTAAAATTAGATATAAAATTTTCTGATAAAGCGGTTGCTAACACATATTCTGAATATAAGAGCGGTGGGACAACAGTTACAGTAAACGATACAACTTTCAATATATCCCAAGTTCAGTTACTTTGTGAATATATTCATTTAGACAAGGAAGAACGTCGTTTATTTATGTCAAACAGTCATGAATATCTTGTAACACAAGTCCAAACCAGTCTTAATAATCCCGTGAATTTATATAGTAATTCAACTGATGAAAGTTTTGAAAAAATGGTTCACAAAACCGATTTAAGATTTAACCATCCAGTAAAAGAACTAGTATGGTCTTTTCAAGACACAAATAGTCTTGTTATAAAAAAAGACGACTATCTTAAAGATTATCAAGCAAAAGGCATTTTTGAATATAACTATTGGAATAGTTTTAATTCTGGAAAAGATCAATTAATAGGTGCTAATCTTGTTCTAAATGGTAAAGATATGAGCGAGGAATTACCAGCTTCATTCTATCGTAACGTTCAGCATTATCAATACCACTCTGGTGTAAGAATGAAATCTATTAAGAATAATAATGATTCTATAGAAAGACCCAATGACAATGATATTGATTACACTGGTGGAACAGGTATTTACTCTTATTCATTTGGATTATCTCCTGAAGAGTATCAACCATCCGGAACACTTAATTTTTCTAATTTAGAAATGGCACAATTAAAATATAGATTACATCGCAGAGCTTATTCTAAAATTTTAGTTAATATAGCATCTGGGGGAGCTAATAATGATTTTGGTGGATATGATAATGTCAATAAACAGTTTACAGGAACTGATTCAATTGATAATATATCTCCTACAGAGGGAGATATAGTTCTTATAAAAAATCAAACTAATGCTTCTGAAAATGGTATATATCAATATACCGCACCCGTTGGTGCCAATCCTTCTATTCTAAAAAGACACCCTGATTATGATACATCTGAAGACTATTTAAAAGTTAATCCTTTTGTTGTAGATATAAAGTCTAATAACATATCACAATCTGTTAATGGAGGAAAACAATTTATGGTTAATATTAAAGAAAATGGGGTATTAGATACGGACAGTATTATGGTCAATGAACTTAATGATTCATTCTTCAGATTAGGCAGTAAAAAACTTACAATATATGCTGTAAATTACAATATATTTAGAATAATGAGTGGAATGGGTTCATTGTTATTTAGTGCATAAAGATTAAGATTAAGATTTTATTATAATTAAAAAATATCTATTTATAATAAAATGTCGAACTCGAGAATTATTTTACAAGCAGTAGGTGACCAAGATAAATATTTAACTATTGGAGCTAAATCTACATTATTTAAAACTAAACATAAAAGACATACTCTATTTGGAAAAGATTGGAACATAATTAACTCTAATTATAAAAACAGTGCTAATTTCGCACCACCTGGTTCAAAACATTATTTCAGAATTGAAAATAACGGAGACCTTATAAACGATATATATCTAAGAATTAAAGTAAAATGTAATTCAGGATGGAAAAATGAAAGTTTTGGAATAAAAGAAACTTTATTTGGTATATTAGATAGTATAGATTTTATGTGTAATGATAAAATTATAAGTAAAATGGTTTCAGATTATATATTTTCATATTTTGAATTAAATTACACTGAAAGTGAGAAACAAAATCTTGTGGATATGTTTTCATATGATAGAATTACTGAAAGTTCATCTGGTTCTTTAGAAGAAGCATATTTGACTATACCGATTCCTTTATGGTTCCATAAAAATGCTGGTTCTTCTTTCCCGTTATGGGCTATTCATAATCCAAATATAGGTATCAATGTATCAATCAAAAATTATAATAATACTAACAGAGAAATAGCAGATATAGAAATATTAACAAGTTTTTCTCAATTAACACAAGAAGAAAAAGAACAATTTGGAAATAAACCATTAGAATATTTAATAGAGACTCCCGAGCATCTTGATAAATTTAATATTGGGGGTGGGCAAACTAAAAAAAAATTATCAGTAGCTAAAACACATTTTGTTAAGTATTTTATGTGGAATATTAAAGATATTAGCACAAATGATTCCGATCATAACTATTTAAACCATTTAAATAATGCTACTTTAACTTTTAACGGCAACCCATTAATATCTAACGCACCAGGAAGTTTTTATAATGAAGTTAACAGATATATGAAATTTAATTCTTCCGCATCACTCATTTTAGACTCTAATAATAAAATTGATGAGACTAAAATAAATCCAGTTTATAATTACTCTTTTTCAATTAATCCATTAGAAAAAAAATTATCAGGATTTATGACTACTGAAAAATTCAATGATGTCGCATTTGAATTTGATATTAAAGAAAGTGTTATTAGCAATAGACAGGTCAACTTATACCTGGTTAAATATAATATTATTAGGATAAATGATGGTAATTTCAATATATTATATAACTAAATATAACTCCTATAACTTTTTAATTTATTATTAATTAATTAAAGAATTAATTCGTTTTGTTGAAAATAAAATATTTACATATAATATATAATAAATGGGAGGTGGATTAATGCAACTCGTAGCCTATGGCGCACAAGACATATATCTTACTGGTAATCCTCAGATTACCTTCTTCAAAGTAGTATACCGCAGACATACTAACTTTGCTGTAGAATCAATTGAACAAACTTACAACGGCTCTGCCGCTTCAGGATCAAAAATCTCAGTCACCGTATCAAGAAATGGTGATTTACTTTCAGCCGTATGGCTCTCCAACAAACGCGGTGCTGACGTCGATGCCGCAGGTGCCTGGGCAACTGTTGACAACGTCGAAGTCGAAATCGGTGGCCAAGTCATCGACAAACAATACGGTCACTGGATGCAAGTCTGGACTGACCTTTCCCTCGGCGGTGATAAATCATCACTCTTAACCGACTGCCTTGCCGCTGATACTTCAAACACCCCACACGTTGGCGGCGAAGATGTAAGCTACATGCCACTTCAATTCTGGTTCTGCAGAAACCCTGGCCTCGCTTTACCACTCATCGCTCTCCAATACCACGAAGTCAAACTTAACGTAACCTTCGCTACTCTTAACGCCGCCGACTCAGTCTCTGTATGGTGCGATTACGTATTCCTTGACACCGATGAGCGCAGACGCTTTGCCCAAGTATCTCACGAATACCTCATCGAACAAGTCCAATTCTCCAACGAACTTTCAGTCAGTGGCACCAGCACTCAACACGAACTCCGTTTCAACCACCCTGTAAAAGAACTTGTATGGACTGTTAACAACGGAACCACTGACATCACCGTCAACGATGCTCTCCTTCAACTTAACGGCCACGATCGCTTCAAACGCAGAGAAGGTAAATACTTCACTAAAGTCCAAAGATACCAATACCACAGCGGCGCTGATGACCAAGCTGATGGTGCCAACAAAAGTGTCCCCCACGTATACTCCTTCGCCCTCAAACCCGAAGAACACCAACCAAGTGGCACTTGCAATTTCTCCAGAATTGATAACGCCGTTCTTAACATGGCCCACGCTAACACAGCAGCAGGCAAACTCCGTGTATACGCCGTTAACTACAATGTTCTCCGTATCATGAGTGGTATGGGTGGTCTCGCATACTCTAATTAAATCTTTATTTTTTATTTTTATTAAAAATAGCTTTATTTTTAAAAAAAAAATATACGGTATATATATAATATAATATGGGAGGCGGTTTAATGCAACTCGTAGCCTATGGCGCACAAGACATATACCTTACAGGTAATCCACAAATCACATTCTTCAAAGTAGTATACCGTAGACATACTAACTTCGCAGTAGAATCTATCGAACAAACTTTCAACGGTTCCGCCGCTGCCGGTTCTAAAATCTCAGTCACTGTATCTAGAAATGGTGATTTACTTTCAAGTGTATTCCTTGTAACTAAAGGAAGTGCCGATATCAACTCCGCAGTAGGCGAACACTGGGCATTAATTGATAACGTAGAAGTAGAAATTGGTGGTCAAGTCATCGACAAACAATATGGTCACTGGATGCAAGTCTGGACTGACCTTTCACACGGTGGTGACAAACTTAAACTCTTAGACGATAGTGCTAATGGTGTATTTGCTACTGGTGAATTATCATTTGTCCCACTTCAATTCTGGTTCTGCAGAAACCCAGGCCTTGCTTTACCACTTATCGCACTTCAATACCACGAAGTCAAACTTAACGTAACATTCTCATCTGGTGCCGATCAACTTGGTGCCGGCAGTAATGTTTCTGTCTGGTGCGATTATATATTCCTTGATACTGATGAACGTAGACGCTTTGCTCAAGTATCACACGAATACCTCATTGAACAAGTTCAATTTTCCAACGCTCTTTCCGTAAGTGGCACAAGCACTCAACACGAACTCCGCTTCAACCACCCTGTAAAAGAACTTGTATGGACTGTTCATGACAACTCTGCCGCCGTTGATCACGATGGCGATGCTAATTCTGCCGCTAAAGCATCTGATTCTGATATCACAGTCAACACTGCTCTTTTACAACTTAACGGACACGACCGCTTCAAACGTAGAGAAGGTAAATACTTCACCAAAGTCCAAAGATACCAATACCACGAAGGTGCCAGTGATACCGAACGTAGAGCAGCAGTTGCTGCTGCCGGTGGAACTGCTGCCCGTCCTGACGCCAGTGTTCCCCACGTATACTCCTTCGCACTCAAACCTGAAGAACACCAACCAAGTGGCACCTGTAACTTCTCAAGAATTGATAACGCCGTTCTCAATCTTGAACACGGAAGCGCTACCGGACACCTTCGCGTATACGCAGTTAACTACAATGTTCTCCGTATCATGAGTGGTATGGGTGGTCTTGCATACTCTAACTAAATTCAATATTTTATTTTATTAAGAATTATTTTAATAGTATAAATTCATTTTAAATTGTCATGTTATATATATAAATGGGCGGCGGATTATTACAATTAGTTGCCTATGGTGCACAAGATATATATTTGACAGGTAATCCACAGATAACCTTTTTTAAAGCAGTTTTCAGAAGACATACAAACTTTGCCATAGAATCTATAGCACAAAGTATTAATGGAACTATAGGTCCTTACAATAAAGTTAGTTTTAATTTAAGTAGGCAAGGTGACCTTGTATCTGATATAATATTAAAAATGACAGGTGGGACCAATGACGCTTTCTCTTCTATAGAATATGTAGAATGTGAAATCGGTGGACAAGTTATTGATAAACAATATATTGATTGGATTAATATATGGTGTGATTTATCACAAAATAGTGATAAAACAAAATTACTAAATGAATTAAGACGGGGTCTCGAAATTGTAACTGTTCCTTTAGTAATAGACCAAAATCAACCTACTCCTGCTGAAATGAATAGTTTACAGCTTAATGAGATAATTACATATCCTGGAGGAGCACAATCTCAATTTACTGATAATTCACATCCTATAGAAATAGTTAGACACTCATCTGGTCAGATGTATTTTACGAAAAAGAATTCAGGAAGTCAACAAAAATTAGTAAAAATTGCTGTCGATGGATCTGTAAGTGAAATAAGTTCATCAACAACCTTATCAACAAGTGATAAACTTGCTATAAGGGGAAATCGTATTTACAATATTCAAAAAGGCAGCTATTTTGTTACAAAAATAACACTTACGAGTGTAGGAGAATTTGATTTTATATCAACAAGAATGACAACAGATTGGAATATGGGTCAGGCACAATTTTCAGAAATACAAAATATTTATCCATCTTTAACTAATGGTGTAGATACAATTGGCTTTAAACTTGGTTTTGTAAATGATATTAAAGCCAATGATGATATTATTCTAATCGCAAGAAATGCTCCAGAACCATTAAGAAGATTTTATGATAATCATGACGGTCATTATCAACATCCGATTAACAACCTAACTTCTCCCTCTGATATTCAAACTGTTTTTGATAATACTCCACTTAATTCAAATTGGAATTATCATATTACAGATGGTGATTCTTCAGTTGCTAATGTAAATGGCGGCTATTCTACTTCGCAGTTTCTAACTAAGAGCAATGATGGGAATTTTGCTTATTGGGCTCCTATGTCTTCAGGACTAATTAGACGAATGGACTTAAGAGATGGATACAATTATAATGTTGAAACAATTGTAGGAAATATTCAATCTGGTAATGGAATTCCTTTAGATGGCCCTTTGGGAACAAGTGTGTTACGATATATTACAGGATTAACTGTATCTCCTGATAATAATACACTCTACTTTGTTGATGCCGGAGGTGTTGGTAACTCGAATGGCCAGCCACCTAATAGTCATGCATTACGGAAAATAGATCTTTCTAATTCTCAATTTAATGTTACTACAATAAACATTAGTATAGCAACTGATATGGCACCAAATTCCCCCGCTTTCACAAGTATAGCTCATCACCCAACTGAACAATATATATTAATGTTAAAAAAAAATCACACAATTATAAAATATGATTTAATAAATAATACACAGTCACTTTGGTTTGGAGACGGAACAAATGCTCATAGCACAACAAGTATCATGACTGCTAACAACAGTGGTCATATAACTTTTAACTCTTCTGGTTCAAATGTTTATGTGGCTAATTCAAATGAAACTAACCAGGGAGTTTATAGATTTTTTGAAACCGCAAAAATTAATGCCGACCCTTCTGATAATGACGGTGTATTAAGTGGCTCTATTACTGGTGGAGTAGGAACAAGTAATTGGCAAGTAAATAAGATTATGCTTGATGAACCTAATAATGTTTTATATTCTTATGAAACTGGCGGCAATTGGAACGTAAATGCCTTATATCCAGGTCAAGGGTATCAAAGTCAAGACGCGCGAATTAGAATACATCCTATACAAAATCATGGAAATCAAAATGGTTCAGCAGACGTTTATTATTCGGTTAGATTTGATGGTTTAGGATCGGTAAGATATACCGATATCTATTATAAAAATGATTGTTTTTATGCGTTTGGTGATATTCAATATACCTCGTCGGTGGGTCGCAGGGGATTATTTAAAATTCCTAAAACAATAATCAATTATTTAACCCCTCCTTATTATCTTAAACAACATACATCTGCTTTAAAAGATGCGAATGGTAATCTTCAAACAGTAAGAACTATGGCACTTGATAGTTCGGATAATATTTATATATGTTTTGAAGGAGTCGCTGGACTATACAAAGTAGCTGCTGGAGCTGATAGGGAAGATACTCCTACTGAATTAATTAGTGGCACAGAAACTAAAATTCTACAGGGTAATGGTATAACAGTTCATCCAGATGGGTCAATATATATTACATGTTTAACAAGCAGAAAAATATATAAATATACAGATGGAGAAACTACCCATGTAGCAGGAGATGGGACTGATGCTACAACAAATAATTCTGACCCACTTCAAGCAAGTTTTTCGGAACCTGCTGGATTAGGTATATCTACCTACAATGATTTAATGATATGTGATCAGAACGGAGGGTTACGAGTAATGGGAGGATATAAACCTTTTACAACATATGTAACATCTACAAAAAATATACCTTCATATATGCCATTACAGTTTTGGTTTTGTCAAAACCCCGGACTTGCTCTCCCTCTAATCGCTTTACAATACCATGAAGTTAAAATTATAGTTCAGTTTGCTGATACTCTAAATGGAGTTACTGATGTAGAAGCTTGGGCTGATTATATATTCCTTGACACTGACGAACGTCGTAGATTCGCCCAGATATCTCATGAATACTTAATAGAACAGGTTCAATTTTCTAATAAAATACAAATTGACTCATCGACTGTTACTAATAATCAACGTTCGGAGATTTCATCCATAACAGAACTTCGTTTTAATCATCCAGTAAAAGAATTATACTGGACTGTAAATCAAGAAAATAATGATGCTACTGGAAGAACACAAGCATGTTCAAAAACTAATCAAGGAGGAACCCAATCAATCGCAGTAGATTCATCATTATTACAAATGAATGGTTCTGACCGATTCATGGAAAGAGATGGTAAATATTTCACTAAGGTGCAAAGATATCAAAATCATAGTAGTGCTGGTATTAATACTACCCGTTTAGGTGTAGGCAGTAATGATGTATCTTCCGATACTGTAACTTCTAAATGGTATCCTACTGTAGCTAATATTCATTCATATTCTTTTGCTCTTAATCCCGAAGAACATCAACCAAGTAGCACATGTAATTTTTCCAGAATTGATAACGCAATCCTTCAAAATAAATTTAAAACCCCTAATGTCAATGGAACCTACAATTATTTTGTTAGTGTTTATGCTGTTAACTACAATGTTCTCCGTATCATGAGTGGTATGGGTGGCCTCGCATACTCTAATTAAATTAATATCTTTTCATGTAATTACATTTTTTTTGTAATTATATTATATAATGTTTTCACAAATAGTTAATCCTAAAACTAATAAAAAAGTAAATGTTAATAGTAAAACGGGTAAGGAAATTTTAAACAATTACATTAATAATCAATCAGGTGGAAAAGTAACTTGGAATAATCGTAGTCGTAGTTTTATTGCTGGAGGACAAGGTGGAACAAGACAACGTTCTAGTGCTGAAATAAGAGTTTTAAATAAATTAAAGGTAGAATATAACGGAAGGAATCGTGAGGTTCAAAACTACGCAGCATTTTGGAGAAATCCTAATATAAGATATC